ACGTATTATACATCACGCTTGAGATGGCTGAGGAGAAAATTGCTGAAAGAATTGATGCTAATCTTTTAAATGTTCCTATTCAAGATATAACAGACTTACCCAAACCTATGTTTGATAAGAAGGTTGATAGTATTGCAAAGAAGACACAAGGAACGTTAATTATAAAAGAGTACCCTACTGCATCTGCTCATTCAGGACATTTCAAAGCATTACTTAATGAGTTGGCATTGAAAAAATCATTCAAACCTGATATAATATTCATAGATTATCTTAACATCTGTGCTAGTTCACGATATCGTCAAAACTCCTCTGTCAATTCCTATTCGTTCATCAAGGCGATTGCGGAAGAACTTCGGGGGTTGGCTGTCGAAAGTAATTTACCGATTGTTAGTGCTACTCAAACTACTCGTTCTGGTTTCGGTTCTAGTGATGTTGATCTTACTGACACGTCAGAGTCTTTCGGACTCCCTGCTACTGCTGACCTTATGTTCGCTCTCATTTCTACTGAGGAGTTGGAATCCTTAAATCAGATAATGGTAAAGCAATTAAAGAATCGTTATAATGATCCTACGATTTTTAAGAGGTTTGTAGTTGGTATAGATAGAGCAAAGATGAGGTTGTATGATGTTGAACAAAAAGCACAAGAGGATATCCTTGACAGTGGACAAGAAGAGGAGTATAATCCTAATGAAGAAAAGAAACCAAAGAAATCCTTCGCAGAGTTTAAATTCTAATGACTTTAAAAACACACACAATAACGAAGAAAAACGATCAACATAACCAAGAGTGGAGTTGGGAAGAAACTCCTGAAGTTCTAGAAGCACTAGAACAATTACGTAAATCATCAGAAGAGGTTAAAAATGCCTAAAGTAAAAGAATATGTTCCTGTAGTGGAACCAAAGTCAACCTCATACCTTGAGTATATTGAACTTGGTAGAACTGTAACTCCACAACCAGTATTTAAAAAGGATACTATTCGTGTTAGATTATTACAAAGAAATTTAGGTAATCCATCAGAAACTTTTGATACAGAAAAGCATTGGGAATATGATGTTCCATGGCCAGTAGAAGAAGTTAAGGTTGAAGAGAAAGTTAAAGGAAAAGCAAAACAGCGAGTTATATTATGAGTAAAAGTGTCGATCTGGATAAGTACCTTAATTTCGTGGATGGTGTCACATCCGATCCCAGTAAGGATTATAACTCTTTTATTGAGAGTCTTCAACTTCTTGATAAGCAGGGTTCCAATATTAATCGTCTTACTACTGCTGCTGTTGGCATTAGTGCTGAAGGTGGTGAGTTTATGGAAATCGTTAAGAAGATGGTGTTTCAGGGAAAACCTTGGAATGACGACAATAGAGA